TATTGTTTATATTATTTTTTTCTAACATATTTTGAAAATCTTGCTGTAAATTTTCAAATCTTAACACCTCGCTTACCTCAATTGAACTATTAATCCACTCTATTTGTTTGAACACTGGTAGAAACGAGCGGTCTCCCTCTCTAGACTTGAGGGTCTCACAAAAATCATCAAAGGATAAGTCATTATTTAAACCAAAAAGATGAGCCAACCCCATTTTTTTTCCAAAATGATACATAGATACGACTCTATCCCAAGGGTTTCTTACGACCGCAAAAGAAAAACAATCAAGCTCTATCGAACTGATGACTGTGCGAAGCTCATTGGGACGAGCATGGGTTACATCGAAAACATCTTTATAAATATTTTTGTCTAACTTATTTTTTAACTCTGATTGATATCTCTTTGTTATATTACGAGTGCCAAGTGCTTCCATAATAGAAGAACTTGCATTCTTTGGTATACGCAAAAATAATAAATGTTCCGTTTGTTTAATCGGGGCATTCACAGAAGCCCTGAAAAAATCTAAGAAAGCATCACTCATTGGTCCTCTATTGATAAAGCTGCGTTAAGGAGATAGTCGAGAGCTTTCTTGATTCCCACTGCATTATCACCCAACCTACCAATTCCTACATTGCAGTTTATACATAGCCAACCCCTAAAAGTTCCAGTTGCATGACAGTGATCTAAATGAAAGGTATCTGTTTCCTCACCGCAACACTCGCACCTGTCAGGTTTTGGGGGTGCATCTTTCTCTAAGTAGTTCATTAATCTACTATTCAGCTTTTCGCATTCATAACAGGTCGTTAAGCGACGAACTGTCATACCTTTACCTTCTCTTGAAATTCTTTCTCTGAAAGCAGTAATAGGTTTTATTGTATCGCATTTTACACACTCTTGTGTCTCCACTCCTTCTGGTATGGAATAAAAATCCTTAAAAAGTTCTTCTTGAATCATATTAATCTAAGTATTCATACATCATAATGAAACCTTCTCCATTACCCTGAACACCCATTACATTATAATCAATCCACTCCACCGCTTCCTCAACTGTCATTCCCTGCTTTTCAAAAACCTTAACCATTTTGTTATGATCATATATTAATATCCCATCATCTGATACACCCGCTATTGCATCATCTAAGCCATCTAATATTAAAGCTCCGTCCTTAAGCATGGAACCAAGATGGGGTTTCTCTCTTACTCCATTTAGCAAAGTAAGCTTTTTCTCCGTTATAGTATGACCTGTAGGCAGTAACTGAACAATTGTTTTTGTATTGTTCTGGCATAGCTTGTGCGAACTTAGTCAATCCGTTGCGTGGTATATTTAGCTTGTGGTAATTAGATCCGCACCACTGGATAGCATCAAGAGACTTATGCACCTTGCCGTAGCGTCGAGTATACTCTTGGCACATGGCATAGGCGTGATCTAACAACCACTCGTAGTTCTCTGCTGACTCTCTAGCCCACTTGGTGCAAGGGTGATTGTAGAATGCTCTCCTGTATGGTGCGTCACCATTAGGGAACACAGAGCAGAGCATCTGCGCTGACTCTAGAATCATCTTGACTACATGTTTATCACACAATTGTTGTGCGGCGGTCTTGGGGTCGGTGTCTACTGCAAATATGTTCATTTATTTCGGTTTTTTTTGTTCGATCTGGGATCTTTCTTCCAGAAGCATTGCTTTAGCTAAGATAGCATAGTTTACTATGTCATCGCAAGCATCTTCTACAGTTTCATTTGGGACAGAGAGTTCACTGTCGTTGGTGAACGAGTGGATTCTTTTTATTTTGTCGATTACACGGAGAAGTAAACCCTGCACAGGGTGGATGTCTAGTATTTTTGATGCATTAAAGTTAGCGAAAGGATCAGTAGCTCCTTTGCCACCAGTATAATCGCTATTTTTCTTTTGCATGATTACCCTGCAAGCCTTGCAGGTATCATCGTGCAGTTGCAATAATTCTTTAGTGTTCATTTTAATTCTTTTATTAAACTTTCCATATCTCTCATTTGAGAGTCTTCCTCTAACCAAATATTATCGCAAATTGTTTTACGATAAACACCATTCTTATCTACGTCTTTAGCATAGTTCCATCCCTGTAGTATTACTTTGTAGTCTTTTGTGTCTCCTTCGGTTGTAGTCCAAACAACAATAGCGTCATCTCTGACGTAAGACTTCAATTGTTTTGGGGGGATGCATCTCTTAAACTTATCCCATTGATGATTTCTTAACCCTTTTATTTCTATGCAGTTCCCTGAAACATCTAAGTCTCCTTTTAAACTTTTGTTTTTAAAGTTTATAAAGTTAGAAGTGATTTTCCTGTTATCAACGTGCCTCTTTAGCCAAACGGTGGTCGCCACCTCCGACTTAACACCTACCAAATTACTACTTATTTTATTGTGATTGTAGGAACCAGACCCCCGTGTGTTGTCCCCTCCATAGTGATCTACTATTTCTTTAGCGTGTTTGCCACACCATTCTAGTTGTGCATCTGACAGGTTAACCTCAATCATATTAAGCTCCCCACATTACTAAAATTCTTATCATCTCTGCTCTAAACCAAGGATATATTTGTCCTGCGGGATCTCTATAATTAAGATCTAAGCTAACCAACTCATTAAAATTACTCGTTTGTAGCGGATTGAAAGGCCGAAACCAATTTGCATTGGGGTCAGCCTTACCATTTTCATCGACTTGTTTGATTTCTAAAATATACCATACAGGCACATCTAGTGTTGAATCAGATATAAACTGAAACTGAATCAATCCCATCTCAGGGAAATGATTAATAGTTACCTCTGGGACGGGAGGAATCTCTCCCCAATGGTCATCTGCTTGAGCAGTGAGTCCCAAAAATGACAGGATGGGGATTAAAATTGATTTTTTAATCATTTGAAATAGGTTTCTTCGCTAAATGTGTCGAAGATATATTATACTCGGTGGAGTATTGATTACCCTTCGCTACAGAAGTGAACGTGAAGGTGTCTTGTGGGTCAGCGGGGCGACCATAACCTCTCTCGTCCTCAAGTGTTTCTAGCATTTTGCACAGTTGATATTTGGTGAGGGTGACCGTGACTGGGATTTCTTTTTCTTTTTTATCCCCATGAGTGACGGTTATTTTATCAATCATCACCCGCTTCTCCTGCTTGAACGCAACCGCTCCCACAGTGGCGCACAAACAGCACAACGCTGTTATCATTAGTATTTGTTTCATTAGTCTACTAGTAAATTAAATATTTCAACATCCGAATATGTTTTGGGGTATTGGGAGGCTTCAATTAGTTTTTCTTCTTTTGTTTTTAACTCCCTCATTGTCTCATGCACGGTAGCAGAGTCCATCATTAACTCTTTTGTTTCTAAATCATAGACATACAGGTCATTATGAAATCTAGAATACTCTAAAATATAATCCATTGCTTGATCTAGAGTCTGAGTCTGTTCCAACATCTCATCGTCGTAACTGTTCTGAATCCTAATTTCATATTTGAACGTCACCATGGTGAGATCAAACCCCTCTTGCTGAATGGGTAAAGGCATCGGCTCAACTGGTGCGCCCCCCTCTTGTGGTAAAACCTTATAATCTATATCATCAAAATTAGGCATCAACATTTCATTCTCCGACTCCATGTCGATGAAGTAGATGGCGACCATCATGAAACAATAAACTATTACCCCGAAGGCAACTCCTGCCCCCAAAGCTTGAATTAAATCTTTTTTATTCATGGTTACTATTGTGTTTTTTCTTCTCTTCCATTCTACGGATATGTTTCTCCCACATTCCCTCCTCTACTTCTTTATCATCAGGCTTATGGTAAGGGGTAAATACCTGACTCAATCTGCGTATCCTCTCCTGCTCTCTTAAGTTTCTATAAACCTGTATTGGGAAACTAAAAAATGTATCCAGTAAACTAGCAACGCCAATAAAGATGGAGAGTAAAACTCCGACTGTAAATGCGGCTACTACACTAATTAAAATATGAAGTATTTTTATATAAGTCCTCATTACTTAAAGGAGTAAACCATTAACATTATAAAAGCAAACACAAAAAACAACAGATAAATGAAAGCTTCCAGTCTGGACATGTCGATTTATTTGCATTTTTTCGACACGTTCTAGAAGAATGTCGTTTGATTCGACAAGTCCTCTGATGGAAAGTATTTCGCCAATGCAGCCAGTCTATCTTCAGCAGAAGCTAGCAATTCAAGAGCCTCATTTGCATTGTTCCAAAAATCAGTGGTCGAGTGATCACCAATGCCAGCCGCATTTTCAGACATGATCTCTAGAGTGAGTAGGGCTTTGCTTTTATCTGCTTCAGCGGCAGATTTCAACATTCTAAATAGTTCTGGTTTCATTTTTTTTCTTTTGTTCTTGTGAGAGTTTGCGTTCTTGGCGGGAATTTATGCCTAAAAAACGGCATAGTAAAACCATGAACGCTATCCAGGCGGTTATAATTAATATCCATGTTAACACGCACCCATTATAAACCAGATGAAATGTCTGTCAAGATATTTTTTACCCTAAACTTTCTCCAAGGGAATATTATATTTAGAATAGGGAAGAAACCAATGCTCGCACCCATCTAAGACATCTTTGAGCAACACCATTGACATCATATCTTTTCTTCCTTTGCGTCGATATCCTTTATAGAGACACTCATCCACTCTATTGACAGTCTCTCTTAAATTACATTTTTCTTTTGCTAGGTTATATAAGTCCACGTTCTTTGCGTGGAGAAAGAATGCTCCGAAATCAAAGGCTATCCATAAGGGAGTGCCATTCTCATTGCACCAACCTGTTTTCCCATTGACGTTAAGAAACTCTAATAGAATTTTACCCTCCCGTGTGGAGTTTTTTAATCCTTTTAAATCAACAGTTTCTCCGTTTATTACGAAATCAACATGCCCTATATCTTGAGCCTTACCTGTTTTCTTAATAGTTAACCCCGCAGACAAGCAAGAATGCTGATATCTCTCAGTAGATTCATCTATTAGTTTTTGAGTGTGAGCTACATGCGTGGAACCCGATAGACCCCGCGCTTTATCTGACATCATAAGCTTATTATGTGGGAATTAACTATTTCTTAACTCAACCAATTTAAGGTCGTCTATATGCCCCTCTTTAACATACCACCAATCAAGGGGAAAACCGCATTTTTTATACTCGTCAGGACATCCAGGATGATCGCTTGGACACGATTCATACCCGTGTTGGGGCTTTTTGTTTTGCAACCTCCATATATTCAACCAAAAAGCATTAACTACTCTATTAACATCCCTTAAATTAAAGTCGTGTCCACAAAGCACTCCCCCCTCCTTTACTTTTGGATAGTAATCGTAAATATCGGATACAATGTTAGGTAGATCGTGACCAGCGTCAATATAACAAAAATCTAAGGAATTGTCAGGAATGTCCTCGCTACCTTCATGGGAGCTTTTATTTATAAATTTAATTTTATCCTCATGTTTTTTAACATCGGGATGGATGGCAGGGTGGTCTCTGTGAAATTCCCAATCCACACAATACAATTTTTTAATATTAAGGCCATTTAAAATACACATGGTATTATGGGCCGAGCCGATCCCTATTTCCGCTCCCACTAAACCTACTTGGTTTTCATCGAGCTTAGAAACCACTTCCATACTGGGACGTAATTGAGTGGGTGGCCAAATTCAGATTGAGGCTTAGATGAAAATCTAGCATCATAAACTTCTTCGTTAAACCAAAACGTTTTGGGGTCATGCATATGCTTATATTATATGCTCGCTCCTCCAGAAGTCAAGTGGAATATAGACCAAAAACCCCCACCCAACAGGATGGGGGTGTCTAGAGCTTAATCCTTGGATTAGTCTGTAGACTTACTTCTGCTTGGCTTTCCCAATGTTTAAAGCAGCCCAATCTACGATTGAGTAAACTTTAGACAAAAATGTCCCTTTTTCGGGAGTTGGGGTAGCAGCAGCAACTGCTGACGCAAGAGCGACAATAGCTGTCACAACACCAAACCAAGGGTTATCCTGAACTAGTTGTAGAATAGTATCCATATCCTTATTTACACTTAATCGGGGTGGTATGAACCCTTACCTGATCTAATTTTAGAAAAAAATTGGTTCGTAGACCACTCCTCCTGAATCCTTCCTTTATTAACTTTTGTCCATCTTTCGTTAGAATCACGGACAATTTCCATAGCCTTGGAGCGCCCTTTCCACTGCCCTACTTGAGTTTCTGATTTGCGGTCAATCTTATATATTTTAAAGAATTGCCTGTAAATTTTGAGATGTTCCTCTTCAATATCATTTAAAGTTTTATACTTTTCGGTAGGGGACCAATGGGGGACAACAATAAGTTTGTTATCTATTTCACCATCATCGACAAACTCCAGCACACCCAAGACCCTACAGGATACTAAGCTACCTCTGTCAATGGGATCATGATTAAAAATTAATACATCAAGGGGGTCATTGTCTAAAGCTATAGTTCGCGGAACAAATCCATAATTGATAGGATATTGTAAAGATGAAACCAAACATCGCTCTAATTCGAAAATATTTAATTTTTCGTTATATTCATATTTGGTATTTGTTCCCTTGGGAATTTCAACGATGCAATTAATGTGCTCTAAATCGTCTTCTGTAAGTGGTATATCGTTTACTAGATTCATCTTAAATATTTTTGGTATATTTCGTCCAATCGCATACACAATTGACTAATTCTTGTTTTGTTTTCATTCTATAAGGTTTTCTAAAGCTCAAATCATTTGTTATTATTTTATCAATGTAAGTTTTTCTCTTCGTATCTTGTCCATCAGAGTTAAGGTTTACATTATAAAAGTAATTTGTTTTCTTTAAAAAATAAGTATGTTCCTTTCCGCTCATTTCAACCATTGGAATAAATAGAATTATGTCTTCAGGGTATCGGAATAATGCGCCCTTTCGATTACATAAATCCTCGCACCTTACGTTTTTTAACAGGAAAAATTTGTGAGACCTTAAATGTGATAAACAAAATGATTGACTCCTAAGAGACTTACTCCAATCAACTTGGTTGTAAAAACCCTCGTTGAATGTTATGTTTGATTCAAAGCCCCCGTATGTTATCCAAGCATCTTCCTCATACACTTTAGCTAAATCGCTTAAGACATTTTCATGGGTTAGGTAGTCATCCCCATCAAGAGTGATTATTACATCTTCATCCTCAGGGTCTGCATGTTGAACAAAATTAATTGTTTTATTGTATACCGCTCCTAGATTGTTTTTGTTTTCTATAACGTGGATTCTTTTGTCTTGAGTTTCAAACCTCTTCGCTATTTCAACAGACTTATCGTGACTTGCGTCGTCAATAATATACATGCTCCAATCCTTATAATTTTGGGAGAGAACGCTTTTAATACATTTTTCTATGAACTCCTCACAATTAAAACATGTAGTAACAAATACAAACATTGTTCATCTTTTTCCGAACCTATTAATAAAGTAAAACATAAGTTGGAGCTATTTCCTCCAGTTCCTCACAAACACTTTCAATTTCTCGCCTCTCCATTTTTTCGCTGAACTGTTTTAATTTACTGACCTCCCAACAAAATCTTTGGTATTCTGTGCTTTGCACCATTTGCCTTTTATTCTGAGCGTCATAGATAAAAGCGTCCAAAACTTCATAGCGAGTGGGGTCAATACATTTCTCGATGGGATCGAACACGGAATTGCCCACGACATAATTAAATATATCGTTTCGACTAATTTTAATAGGAATCTTGGACATCCCCTATTATAAAAGGAAATGATAGTTAATCTACAGAATTCTTATCCTACTGCGAATTTTTGAAACGTGACGTTTCTTTTCTAAGACAGAACCACCTTCTCTGCTACCAGCACCATTAGTATTACCTTCAATGGTCACCACATAACCGCTTGAGTCTACGTCTTTTACAGCTATACCTATATGAGAAAAAGTAAACACAACAATATCGCCAGCTTTGATATCTTCGTTTGTAGGTTTGCGTAATTCTACTCCGCGAGTGGATTGTTTCTTAGCCCAGTTTTCGAAATCCCAAGCTCCAGCAGTCTTTGGACGATTAAATGTAACAGTCTCTCCTTCAATAGCTTCCCTTAGTAACCAACATATAAAAGCCGCACACCAAGGCCATCCCTTATCAGGATCTAACCATGTAGCCGCTTTGTATTCATCCACTCTTGGCCCACAATTACTACCGTCCACTTCGGATACTCCTATTTCTTCCCTTGCTAATGAAACCATTTTTTCAGGAACACTTCCTTTGGGTGTGGTAGTTTCCTTGGTAGATAGTTTAGCTAAGATAGCGTTCCATGTAACAGGGCCATCTGCTCCATCAGCAGAAACCCCCAAAATCTTTTGGACAGCTTTAACTACTTCTTTTTTTCCTTTAAAATTCATCTACACCTCCTACTGAATGATGCACATATTGACATTACAACCGACAAAACAATAGCTAGAATCATAAAATCTCTGAACTTGTCTATTCTTTCATGCAATTCCTCAGACTTTGTTTCATTATAATACATCTTAGTATCCATAATGTTATTGATAGCCTCGATAGTTGGATCGGTCATAGTATACATGTGAGGGATAGAAGCTTTAATGCTATCAACGTCTTCTTTATTTCCCCACTCAATCAACTCACTAACATAAGAACTTATTTTCTTTTCTTGTTGAAAAACAAAATCTGAATACTGGGTCTCATCAGGTGTGATATCTTTCTTATATGCCTCTAGATATTCATCTTTATTTGCGCTTTCCTCCTCTAGAACTTCAACCATTTCACTAGGTGATATAATTCCGTGTGAAGTTTTTATTACAGAATCTACGATAATTACCCCATACCAATCAAAGCACATTCCAATCTCCATAATAGAGGATTCTGATTGGCGAGCATTCTCCGCTAGGGTCTTGTTGATGTCCTCTGTGAGAGTAGCTCCTCTCCAGCCAAACGTTAAACAAATTGCCGCTAAGCAACAAACGATAAATTTAGGTCTCATTTTTTAATAAATTTTTCTGGGTTTTTAGCGAATTTCTCCCCCAAACGCACAATGCCACTGATGACCTCGGGACTAATGACCCCTATTATGCCGTAAGTGATAGCCTTAGTAAGAGAAGAAACGTCTGTTTGTTCTAGCACAAACCAAGCTATACCAGCCGCAATCGCTGCTGTAACGACCCTTTTAAATTGTTGTTTAAGAGACAGGCCATTATTTCCCGATAGCAACCTAGCAAACATCGCCGCCGCCCCAACAAGTGGGACAAGCCAGCCCCCACTTAAAAATTCTTTTAAAATAGATTTTTCAGGTTCCATGTTTATTTATTTACACGGGATACAAAAAAAGCCCCCCTTGCGGGAGGCTTTTCGTGTCTTTTTTTTAAAAAGGTTAAATTAAAATTTAAATGTAGCACCTGCGCCGAAGATCCACTCTTTATCTACTTCAAAAGAAGAGCCTTCAAAATCATTGTTATTGAAGGAAGCTTTAGCTGAAATAGAAAGTTGATCGGTAACAGCATAACCTGCTTTTACACCAAGCTCAACAGCAGTATACTCGTCAGCGAGATTAACTGAAGCAAAAGGTGAAACCGTAAGGTTTTCTACAGGTGTGGCGATATCATAAGAAGCACCAAGCTCAACACCAACCCAATCATTTTCGGTTTCGTGCCAAACAGTAGCTGTCAGATCTGCGAGCCAAGTATAGGAGAGGCCAGCGAAAATTTCTTCGCGATCTCCAAAAGTAGACTCAACACTACCGAAACCTGCGGTGAATCCGAAATCATGCCCGAGCAAACTAGCACCACGGCTATAGCTCAAAGCAAAATCCAATTCTCCACCGTCATCGGTATCGTTTAGTGACCAATCATAAGCCAGTAAACCTCCGCCAAGAGGAGCACCCAAAGTAGCAAAACCACCAATGGAATCTTCCCTTGTGGCTAAACCCCTGTGGGTTGTAAAGTTAGAAATAGAACCTCCCGCTTCTACAGTAAGATTATCTGCAAGAGTGGTAGCTTCGGAACCTGCGATGCTAAAAGCAACGCCCAACATGGTCATAAGACTAAAGAATAGTGTCTTCATATTTGTGTATTATTACAGTTTTTTAATGTTTGTCAACTCAATTTTACACATTTTATGCCATAAAAGTCAAAAATCTCTAAAGCCTTCATGTCTCGTTCATATGTCTCGCCATAAACAACCTTGGGAATGTTGTAAGAGGCTATGAGTGTAGCACAAGATGCACATGGCAAAAGGGTAACTGCAAGTAGCTCTACGTCACCCTTCTTAACTAAGCTTAAACAATTAGCTTCTGCGTGAATCATGTAAGGTCTTCTTTGATTCCTTACCGCCCAAAAATATTTATCTACTTTTTTTCCTGTCGCTAGACCATTATAGCCTACAGCTAAAACCATATTATCTTTATTTAAAGCACACGCCCCCACCTTCATAAAGGGGTCTTCGCTTCTCTCAGAAGCAGTTTTTGCTATATTTAAAGCGTATTCTTCCCACGAAATTCTCATAACAATCCTCCAGGTCTACGCGAGGCAACTGGTCGATTAAATTTTTTCGTTATTTGGAATATATTTCTCTTTCGAGTCGCCTGTAACGAGAATCTGAATGCCATACCTCATCAGTTTGCGGGGTATAGATTCCATCTATTGTCTGCACAGGATTATTCTTCTTCAGTCTTAGAGTAGAAGGCTGATAGATGTTCAAATTGTTCACGTTGATATTTGAGGTGCTTTCGCAAGATGTCAGCCCGATCAGCATCGTTGCTATCACCGCTTTCCCTAAACTCTTCAATTTGGTAGACAAGCTCCTCTTCCCTCGCTTTGTGATCCAGATATAAGTCATAATAAAATTTTTTATTTTTTAATTTTAAGAAAAGCTCTACTGATTTTAAAACAGATTTAATTAAGGTGAACATTTGATTTCTTTTAAACAACTAAAAACTTCTTTCTCGGTTCCGTCTTCTGAGATTTCCTTAACTGAACCATGCACTGTTTTTGCACAATCAATAGCCCAAGCTAGTGACCCCTCTAAGGTCGCACTGTAAGCGTGATGATATTCTCCTTTGCGGTTATATACTCTGTAAAGAGTTGGTTTACTTTTCATTTTGTGGTATGAATTCAAGGGCGACTTTGCCAACATTTTCTTTATTATCTGAAAGGAATCCGTGAATTAAAACACGGTCAGGAAGAAAGTCAACAGTTTTTTCATCTAAAAGATATATTCCATCTTTGAATAACAGTTCTTTAATCAAAGAGTGAGGGTTTTTTCTCGTAATGCCTAGAGACGCTTCTTGTCCCATTAAGTGTTTTGTTGCGCTGTTAGTTCCTACAACTTTAAATTTTGCAGACATAATATTTTTATTACACCAGAGAATACTATTTTTACCGTCGTTAAAGATAATAGCTGTTTTATCGTATCTTTCAATCCATTTCTTAAAAGATTTTAGCTTATGCTTTCTTCTGATGTCGCTTTTTGCATAGGATTTTTTATATTTTTTGCAAGCAATTTTTAAAATTTTATGAAGAGCCTCAATTATTACTGGGCTTCTTGCGTTTTCGCTTAGCCCAAACAAAAAAGTAACTTCTAAAAAGTTCGGATAATCAGATAAAAAAGTAATTAAAATTGTTTTGGAATTTTTTTGAGCCTCATAAATATGGCACTCTCTAGTATAAAAAGAGAACAGTTCTTCTATTTTTTTTCTTTTTAAATGGGGAGAACGAAAGCTACTTAAATCATAGGGCTGTGAATTGATAAAGAATTTCCAAAAATAAGGCCAAATCCGAGGATCTTCTTTCGTTAGCTGTGTAATTTTCACATCTTTATTATATTATAGAATAATAAAAGTGTAAATTAAATTATGGCGGAAGAAGGAAAAAACAAAGTAGCGAGTAGCTTATTGGATCTACAGCCCACCGCTGTCTTAGAGTTGTTTAGAATTTTTCCTGATAGGATTAATAAGCCGTCATTATTTTTAGGGTTTCATGGGGGAAGTATTTTCAGTGAATCTATAGTATGGCAAGGAGTGCAGTATCTTCCTTTAGCTATTGAAAGTGAAGGTTTCGACATTTTGGGCGATGGTAAATTGCCTCGACCAAAAATTAGAGTAGCTAATAAAAACAATATTATTACCAACTTTCTTCAAAATTATAAAGATTTAATCAACGCTAAAATAGTAAGAAAAAAAGCCCAAGTTAAATTTTTAGATGATGTTAATTTTGACGGAGGAAACCCTTTTGGGGTTGCTGATCCAAAGGCTGAACTGGCTGATGAAACATGGATAATGGGGAGAAAAACTCAAGAATCTAAGATATTTGTGGAGTTTGAATTGAATTCTCCTTTAGATTTGGAAAATTTTAGTGTTAATAATCGGGGTGTAGTAGCAAAATTCTGTTATTGGCAATATAGAGGCGAAGGATGCAGATATCAGGGAATGGCGGTTGAAAAAGATGATGCCTCTCCTTTTTTAGATGCAGATGGAAATGGAGTAGTCCCTACATACAATCCCCCCGAAAATTCCCCTGTCGATTTTATCGCTGATCCTTCAGCCAAGTGGAATGCTAATGTTAATTATCAAAAAAGCGGTGTCGTTTGGATTGAAAGCCCAAGTATTATAGTTCCACCGATGGGCGGCGATGTCAACGAGAGTGGGGTTCCCCTTAAGACAGTATATGTCTCTGTCAAAGACGATAATTTAGGGCAAAGCCCCGAAGGTAATCCAAGTTATTGGGCAAAAGACGGTTGTTGTAAAAAATTAAATTCTTGTAAAAAACGATTTAATAACAGTAACGATTTAATTTTTGTAGAGGGCGATACAGTTACTAAAACTTTTGATACTATACAAATTTCAGGAGCAGACAGTCCCGAAAGCAGTCGAGTTCCTAATTTCACAGGACTATTTCATACTACCATTGAAGAAGTTACGGGAGTGATGAGTCCAACTGGAGAATGGACCTTAATGGGTTGGGTTAATATTAATGAAAACTCTCCTAAAGGAGCGGGAATTTTCAGCACTACTCAAAAAGACGATGGAAGATGGCCTAATTGTAAATATTTAAATGTAGGAGTGGCTACAACTGACAGGGGTAATAATAGCGTAGGTTATACAACTGACAGAGTGACAGCTAATCACATGGGGTATGTTATAAACAAAACTAGCTCATCCAGTTCTGCTTTTCGTGTTTCAAATTTACATAAAACAGAAAAATTAGATCAAGGGAACATTGCTGAATGGCATTGTTATATTATTACTCATCAAACAGGCACAGCCACTTTCATTAATGGTGAGGGAAGAGAGGAAGATACTCTTTTAAATATTTATGTTGATGGTGAAAATTTATATCATATGCAAGGTTCAGATGCGGGACGATTAGATAATAATCTGGGGAATTTTGCCAGTTATAACGAAAGAACGGGTATGACTTGGGATGAATTCAATAAACCAGCTTTACCTGATACGTTTATGCTTGGTGCTGTTGAGTATGCAAACACAACTAATGGCTATGAAAACAGTGAAGCTATGCACACTTCTTCTATGAATGGACAATTGGGAACGTGGGCGCTTTGGAATAGGGCATTAGGAGATCAAGAAAGAAATTACTTACGAAAGCAAGTTATTAGACCTGTTGACGTAGTGGAAAATTTAAGTTTTATTCCTCGTTTATATGAGGATTGCACAGGAATGCAAAGCACTTTAACAGGAGGAACGGGAGACGGTTTAGAGGATGGAACAGAACCATTGCTTTATGGACACAATAGTTTGGTGTCTTGGTGGGACGGAACAACAGGTTTTATTCCTACTACTACTACCATAGGAATGACGGATATTCACACGGGAGGTTTTCATTTAACTGGCAGTGGGCAATTCACAGGGGTGCAAGAAACT